CTTACGTCAGACTGTCTCTGACTGCCAAATTATATACAATGAATACAAACTTGTAGCTGTTGAACAATAAACAAATATACACTACAGCACAAGCAACACAGCGACACTTACAATATGTACATATATAAACAAATAATCATATAAAATAAACAAATAATCATGTACATCACCATCCATAGTCAACTCGCATAACTTCTAACCATGCATCACCCAATCGTGTGTCCATGGTGTATGGAGTAGTACTATTGATGATATCAATGAGATCACAAACATCGCATAAATCATATCTCTTGCCCAAGGAGTGATGATCTATTTGATATTTGCTAACCTCATCTAAAGGGTCATATTGACACCCGAAAGTGACATATGCATACAACCCCTTAAACACCTCTTTACGGTGCCTCATCGCCGCCTCTATGACACTTTCTGATTTCCCATTCTTGGCATACACATCTACATGTAAACCGTCTTGCCTAAAGAAAGGTCCTAGATTCATTGTAGGAACATACTCAAAAAAGCCGTTGTCACAACACATAATTGGAGAGTGCTTTAGAAATTGCAGTTTCTCAGGACACCCACACATATCATATGTGACAAAGTAACCAGCTCGTCTACTGCCCTCCAAAATACAGTTAGTGGCACCACTACTGTACTCTTGAGCTATCATGACACCCAAGTAAACACATGCCAGATTGTTTATGAAGGTAGTCAAAACACTACCCGATGCCAATCTAGGATTATTACACTTGAAAATGCCAGTATACGCAGCTATCACTTTGTCATTGACAACATCATAAAAAGGAATATGTATATCACATCGCAGTTGTTGTATAAGTAAAGACATCAAAAAAGATTGTCCAACTCGGTCACCGATATGCTGAGCAACTTCAAAAATAGCCGGACCATGAGAGGCATCACAGCTAGATATATCCATGTTACCATAATAATGTTGACCTCCTCGTGTATACCCAAAACATGAATCATCTGAGTAATATATAAACCTGAAATCATAAAAACAACCTTTATATTCACCTGTATATATAAGTGCAAGAGCTTCTTGTAGTAATTCTATCACCGGGCCAGCAACAAACATCATTATACACTTTAATCCATTACTCGTGTAAATATAAGGTATTTCCATCAAATGCTTTAAATCATCTATAAATCCCATACCGACCATGGACGACAAAACATTTTGACCAAATCTCAGGTTACCACTTAAATCACTTATAACTCGTGGAAACTTGCCTTTCTTAGCAAACTCACCAAGTTTCAACTTCAACAATATATGCTTACATGACCACTGCGATATATCAAATAAACTACCTTCACCTTGAACTTGCTCCAGACTCTGCTCTCTCAAAATCTTCTTTGGATGTGGATCCAAATAATGGTCTATAATATGA